TGCTACATCCCGGAGTGCTCAGCACCACGGCAGCTGATCGCACCCCCATGCTGTCAGTTATGGAGGCTGTCGTCCCGTCAAGAGATACGATTGTAGCCACACAACCTATAACGCTATCACCTATCTCGATCTGCTGAGCCGCTGGAGAAATTACTCCCCGTAGATTTTCGGCCAGCCGCCGGAATAGTCATAGGACGCGGGGTCGGCGCTGGCTTCCATGGCGGTTTTGTGTTGCTCCGCGACCGCAAAGATAGCTTGGTCGCTGGCGGCCGCGGCTTGGAATACCTGCGACGCTAGGGTTTGCGTCATGGTAATAAAAGTGCCGTCCATGGTCTTCCATTGGAGATTTGCCGGGATACTGGCGCCCATCATAACAAGGCCTATTTGCTGGATGCGGGAACCGTCGTCGCTATGGAACCATTTTGCGCCAACCTTGACGCCGCCAGCCTTGCGGCGGTCGCGTTCAGCTTTGATCCCGTGCCAAGACTCGGCGGTAAGTTCGGCACGCGTGGGGGCGGCCTTGGGCACCACGACCACGCGGCCGTCGATTACGTCGAGCGTATCGCCGGGGGCGCGGGCCATAGCGGCGTCGAAGTCCTCTTGCGGCACTTCGATAATATCGGCCGGGAGTTCGGCGTAATTTTCGGAAAGCGGGTAGAAACATTTTGTCGTATTAGAAAAGCGCATTGCTTTCTCCTTAGTAACCAATCGCTAACCACGGGACATTAGAAAGGGCAATTGCCGCCTGATTAGTACCCTGATATGTTGTTATTTGCATCCCTGTCGTCGTTACGTTCCCGCTGTTGGCCGTATTATTCCCCTCCGCACTAGCCGCAAAGGTAAATAGCGGCGCGGTCGGAAAGGCAATAGGGAAGCTTATGGATGCGCCGGGGATACTTGCCGCCGTAGATACTTGCCCCCATTGGATAATCAAGCCGCCGGGTAATTTTTGGTATCCGTTATTCGATTTACTGGCCCCAAACATTGCCGACGCCCCCAACTGCAAACCCCCCCAAGCGTACCAACTTGTACCGCCGACATACCCGACGGTAATGCTATCGCCAGCACCAAGAACAAACGTGCGGGGCGTTCCGTTTCCAATGCCATAAAGGTTATCCCCGGCCCCAGCCTGCACGGTGACAATACCGGAGCCATCATTATTGATTTGATACGAAGCACCAGCCAGCGGAACGCCCGAACTAACCGGAAGGGTTACGGTAATGGTTCCGCCAGCATTTACGATAAGGCCGCTTTCACTGGCGAGTAATGAACGGCTAGTCGAAACGGATACTTGCCCAGCGTAGTTGCCAAGCGCCCTTTGCACGGCGGCCATTGTGGCAATCTTGGTCGTCGCGTCAAATTGTGCAGGGGTTTCGACTTCATTCATGGCGCCGGCAATGTTCGTACCATTGCCCCAAATAATGCGAGTACGGCCAGGCGTTACGACCGCACCAGTTCCGGCGGCCGTCTTTGCGGTCACAGTAAATGCGCCAGTGCAATTGTTGACGACCGTCCATTCCCCGGCGAGATTCGGGAAAATCAAATTCAGGTTTGCGGTAAGGGTGCCAGAAAGCACAATGATTGGCTTTCCGTATTGCAACGGCGTAAGGGTCACGTTTGCCGACGTCATAGTTACCGCCGCGACCCCGTTCGTCAGGTCCGGCACCCATCCGGCAATTTGCGCTTGGTTGACCGTGACCGACTCCGGGTCGACCGTGTTGCCGTCAATGGTATTAAGCCAGTAGCCGGCACCGTCGGAACGCAAGACACGGGCGCCCTTAGGGTATCCGCCCACATTCGAGTCGGCCGCAAAAGTACCGTCGTACACGTAGCCGCCGCCAGCATTGGCCCAACGTAGGGCGGCCGACAAGGCGTACAAAATCCCATTCATGTCGAGGCCCGACGGGGGCACACCGCCGGCCGCAATCGGGGTGCGGGTCAGGGGCGGGAAGCCGTCAGTAAGGGAGGCGGCGCCTGCGGTAATCCCGATTTGCGACGCCGCCGGAATGGTGTTTTTCGCCCCAGCGTTGGCGAAGGGCAAAACCAGTTTGCCCGGTGCGTTAGATAGTTGCATTCATGGCCCCTTGTGGAACGAATACGCCTTGCCCAAAGGGCGCGGCCGATGCCCCAGCCTCCGAAAACCCAAACAAAGGCAAGGCGCTTTGGAAAAGTGAAGCATTCACGCCGGCCGGACGCGGCAAGGCGCCGGATTGCGTCATAATAGCAAATTCATAGGGGGTTAAGTCAAACTCAAAGACGTAACGTAACGCCATACCCCCCAAGTCGTTGACGTAGCAACGCCCGCGGCCAGCGAACATATTTTGCAAAAGTTGATTTATCGACGGGGCGTTCGTGGCCGAAATGTTCGCCAGCGCCTTAACCAAAATCAATTGCCGATAAGCGTCGTCGGTAAGCTTGTAAGTTTGCGTTGCCGGTGGTGTCCCGTCGTAAAATGGCGATTCGTTGAAGGAGTGGGCACTACCCGTGGCCTCATTGAACCCAAAGAAGTTAGGGGCGTCCGCAATCAACAACTCCCGCTTAATGTTGACAATACGCCCCCAAATATCCAGGCCGAAGCCTTGGGCGCTTTCAACGTTCCACACGTAGTCAAAGAAGGCGTCGAAGTCCGCACGCGGGTCGACGTACTCGTTCATATTCTTGACCAATTGCACAATAGTTGCGCTATTGGCGTACTGGCTAATAATCGTGCGTTCAACGTCGATCATGGCTTAAACCAGCGTAACGGTAATGTCGGCCGCACTCACGGTCGGGCGTTGGTCAATCCCAACATTGATTTGCGTCAAGGTTGGGGAACTGGTGCCAATCAGCACGTCGAGCAAAGACACGTTGGACGCCACGGAAACGACGGCGCCGTAGTAGCGGCTTGCCAAGATGGTCGCCCCGATACGCTCCCGGGTTGTGCCGTCCGCTCCGTTGAATCGGGCAATAATGGCATTCTTCACCAGCGTTACAATGTTCGACGGTAAGCTGGGGTCGTTGACGATTCGCACCGCAAACTTTACGGCTAGGGATGCGGGCCGCTGGAACTTGATGGAATAGGAGGGTTGCGGGTAGCTGTAACCGCTGGGGTCGACAACCGTGGCGGACGTGTTGCCGTTGGTATCGCAACCCAAATCCTTTTTACGCCAAATGGCGCTTGCGATATCCGCGTCAGCTCCGCCCACGACGGCCACATAGACCGAATGCGCGGCAATGGGGTAATTGGTCGACCCGGTATTGACAGCGGAGCCCGTGGGGTTGTCCTTGACGTAGACGTCGAGTACGTCCGCCAGGGCAAAGACTTCCGCATAGATAGCTTGGGGCGTCCCCTTACCATTGATGGCAACCGAATTGCGGCGCCGGTATTCAAAATCCGCCCGGCTTTCAACATCGGAGCCCATCGTACCGTCGGCCGCGTTCGTGATAGCGTCCCAACCCGGAATTGCTTGATAGACTTGGGTAAGCGTGCCGGCCGCGCAAGGAATCGGGCCGTTTTCGATATTCTGGAATTCTGCGTCGACAACGCCCCCGGCTCCGATGGTTGCGTCGCCGCTCAAAGCGTAGGTGTTGCCGCTGGTGTCTTGGGCCAGGGTGCCAGCAGGAACAACCGTACCCGCCAGGCCGTTAAGCGTGGCCGTGACAGCGGTCGGCGTGGCCGGCTTGCGGGTCAAAAAGTAAATGCGGCCAATGGCATCTTGGAAGCGGTCGGCGGAATATTGCGGGTCCACCTGATTGACGATAAGGGCAACTTCGTTGTTCTTGTCCCCGATTACCGCGGCTTGGCTGGAAGCAAGTTGCCCTTGGGGAGTTTCAAGGCCCGGATTCAAGCCGCCGCCAAACGCGGCATTCATGTCGGCTTGCACGCCGGCTAAAATGTCAGTTTCCGCCGGGATAACCAAACCCGCGGGCGTAAACTGAATTTTTGGCACGCTAGAAGGAAACGCCACTTGCGGCCCCCGTTTCGTCAATAAATTGGACTTCGCCGCGAATCTCACGGCCTGAGAATTCCGAGATTATAACCTGTACCGACACGACGCCGGGAACCGTCAACGCCGCCTGTTCCATGTAGCCCGTAAGCAATGACAGCGGCGGCAAGTGCCCAAGCACGTCTTCAAAGTACGGAATGCCCTTGGGCGTGTTGTACCAAAGTTCCCCCAGGAAGAGCCGCACGGCGCTTGCAACGTCTTGGGCCAGGGCGTAAGGGGGCGTCGCCATGGCGATATTGCCGGCGCTATCTATGACCAAATCCCATTGCCCTTGATCAAGCAAAAGCGTGTTGTACTGCGTCATACTGGCACCCCTGTGTTACCGCCCCCGGGTTGAACTCCCCCGTGAACGTGATTATGCAGGCTCACGCCATTTGCCACAACATCGACGTCGGCCGTCAGGGTTCCGGTAAAGTGCGCGGCGCCGCCACTATCGCCGCCAGCATTCAAGGTGCCATTCAGTACCGTATTCCCGTTAACCGTGAAGGTTGGCGTCGTGACCGTGGTCGACGTGCTGGCGTTGATTTCCACGGTTTGCGCTTCAATCAGCACGTCGGGGGCGTCAATCTTGACCCGGGTCGGGGAATGAATGCGGATGCCGGCGGTACTGAATTGGATATATTGCGTCGGGGTGCCGTTGAGCATGCCGCCAAGGTACATGCCGTCAGCAAAGCTGTATTGGCGATGGCTCCCGGGATTACCCTGCTTCTTGGTGGTCTTGACTTGCGAAATGTCCCGGCTGGCGAAGACGGCGACGCCTATGTCCCCTTTTTGCGGGTCAATGATGATGCCATTGGCGCCGCCCTGCAGCCGGAAATAGGGCACGTTGTAAATTGTCACATGGGGCGTCGGGTTGCCCTGGCCGTCAAGCTGGTTGACCAGCGGCGTGACGTCGACATAGCCCACGGGGGACAGGCCGCCCGCGTTCGTGCAAGACTCAATGCGGACCAGGGTCGCGGTTTGCATCTTCCCTAGCGCCTGTTGCACCATGAAGGCCAGGTTGTTGAACTCACCCCAGGTGCTTTGGGGGGCGAGCGAGCCGTCAGGAACTTGACTGTTATCGGACGATGGCAAGGCCACTTTGATTCCCTCTTATTGTCGAAAACCACGCGCCGCCGGGTTTTTCCGATTCAAGTCGATGCGCGACCGACGTCACGATCCATTCCCCGGCAGCTTGGGGCAAATCCGTTACTAATTTGATGGAGCCGCCGAACGTAATAGCCGGGTTAAATAGCGTTTGAAAGTTGACGCCCACTCCGTCAAACGTTGGATAACCAACAAGACCGGACGCGGGCGAGATTTCCGGAATAAGCCCTTTGCGCGGTGCATATTTGTTGGTTATCGCCAACACCTTGTCGTCGATATAAAGAGAAAAATTGGCGGCCCGTGCAAGTTCTAGCGCCTGCTCTTTCAGGGTGTTGGCGACATAAACGTCGGTCAGCATGACACTGACGTTATTGTTTTCAAATACTAGCCCCATGTCTTTGGCAATTCTCGCCATGACAACCGCAACGTCTACGCCACCCTTGATGCTCAAAGGTCGAACTGCTTGCAGTCCGTTGAAATAGCAAGCCTGCGCCTGAATGTGCAAATACACATCAGGCATACTCTGATAATCACCCCATGCGTTAACGATATTGCCGGCGAACACTAGAGTTTCAGCCGCCCCGTCGATGGCGTAGACTTCGATGGTGTTCGCTATGCGAGTCCCGGGTCTCCACATCAGCGTCGTAACGCTGTTCATGTCCGCTTGCTTCACGCCGTAGATTTTGGCGCGTAGCGTGCCCATCATCATGCCGCCGGCCTTGTCAATGTCCGCGGTTGCGCGGAAGCCCTGCAGCGTGATCGTGTCATTGTTGGACGACCCGAACTTCCCCGTCCCCAACGTGACGACGAAGCGCAATTGCTTCTTGTTGTCAAATGAGGGCATATTCTTCCGCCGTCAAATAAACAAGCGTCCAACGGTCCCCCAAGCCTTCATAGCTGGGGTCGTCGCTGCCTTGCGTGTCAATGAAAATCAGATTGCCGATAAAGCCGGTGTACTCACGGCAAACCAGCGGGACCGCATCCCGGGTGATGATGCCGACAACAATGTCGACGCCGTCCGCGTTTATATCAACAAAGCAACCTTGCGGCTTTTGGTAAATGAGAATTTGGCAATTCTGCCCGCCCAAAACAACTTTGGTCGATTGGCTGGGGATGGGCTGTAAGGGTATCTGTTGCATTATTTCAACGCCCCTTGAAGGTATGAACTCGCCTTATCGGCCAGGCTCGGCAGTTTGTCAGCCAGGCTCTTAAGCGTGGATTTTTCCGGCGTCTTCGGTTGAACCTTGCCGTTATCAGCTTGCGGCGTGGCGCCGGCTTCCTTGGGCTGGTCAACCTGCCCCTTGTTGCTTTGGGTGTATTGGGCCGATACTTGGCGGATTTCGCGCAAGGTAATGTCCACGATAAGCAGCGTCGCCCCTTTGGAGCTTCGCCGGGAATAGTTGTACCGCTCGACGCTGTAATTGACGTAGGTAACTTCCGGCGTTACCACGCTGTAAAGGTCCGTCGACTTGCACGCCTTGTCGATGGCTTCCAAGAACGTGCGGCGATTCTTTTCGCTGCCGGTCAGGCAAAGGGTGACGGTTGGGCTTGCAGGCTGTTCGACCTTGTTGTAGCTGGCGAAGCTGCCACGCTCAAGCGGGAAGTCGCTTACGCGGGTTTCCTTGGAGTATTCAACGCCGCCGGTGGACAACGTGGAACCCAGGCCGGCGGAATCCAGCAGGGAGCCCACGAAGCCGGTGAACTTCGCCGGGTCGCCAAGCGCCTTCCCCTTGCTGTCAAAGATGCCCCAGCGGGTGTCGACTTGGAACAGGCGCCACAGTAGCCCCTGTGTAAGCCCGAGGACCACGCGGGCCGCCGCGGGGAATTTGGCCGAACGCGGGACGGACGGGACGCCGGGAACCTTGGGGACGTTGGGAAATGGAATAAGCGGCATGTTAGGTCAACCCGTAATTTGCTTGGGACGTAAAAAGGTAGTCCATCGACTTGCCCATGTCCTTGGCAATGCCGTTGGCGTCCGTGGCCGCCGTGTAAACCTTGATTTCGCCAATGTGGGTTTCCACGCTCTTGTCGCCGCCTACCGCGGCCGGCGTAGCCGCTTGGGCAACTTTGCCAGCACCAGCCCCGGCGGCGAACTGTGACGCCCCAGGCGTGCCCCTGCCGCCCTTGGCAAGCTGGTAGCCGCCGGCAATATCGGCGTCGCTTACGAAGCCTTTACCGTTTTCGTGGTTGGTGATAGCCCGCACCAAGCCCATAACCTGTTGCGCGTTTTCGGTATCAAGGGCGTCGTCGGGACCAATGCCCAGCGCCTTGGATACCGCGGCAATATAAGCGTTCGTGTTGTTCTCGCCGGGCGGCGCGTAGACTTCCAGAATCTTGCGGATAGTGTTACGCCCCCGCTTGACGTACAAGCCAATTTGACGCACCAGGGCCGCGACGCCTTCCTGCATGCTGCCGAAGACGGCAAACCGCCCGTTGGGTCCGCCCTCTTTGGTGGCGCCCGCCTGGCCGGCAAAATTCAGGTTGCCCGGGTTGTTGTTGCGGATACCACGGGGAAGCGATTTGTCGCCGCTGGAAGCCGCCGGAGAGGGTGCGGACGGGGCAGAAGGCCCGGAAGGTGACGCGGAGCCCGTGGCGGCCCCGCCAGGCTCGTCGGCGCCGTATGTTTTCCCGTTGCCGTTCCAAAATTCCTTTGCCGCGAACTTGGCCCGCTCCCAATCCCGATTGAAGACAGCGGCCAGCACGTCCGCGGCGGCGATTGCCCGGTACACCATGTCGCCCAACAAATCCTTAAGCCATTTGATGGCAGCGCCAGCGGCCTTAAATCCGGGCTCCCATTTGCTCCAATCAATGAAGCTGTCGCCCCAGCGCTTCCATGTCTGGTAATCCTGCCACAGTGCCGCAACGGCAGCGGCCAGGGCCAGCACGGCGACGACGGTCAAATTGATAGGAATAGTGGCCGCTGCGATGCCCGCCAGGCCGACGGCAATGATGGTAAGGAAGGTTTGGACGAACTCTTTATTTTCCTGAATCCAAGCGCCGAAGTCGGAGAAAAGGGCAAACATTTTTTCCAGCGCCGGAGTTGCGGCCGACAGCAATTCGCGCCCGAACGTTTCAAAGCTTTGTCGGGTTTCAACCATCGCCCGCTTTAGGCGACTGGCTTCTTCGGCCTGCTGCTTGCTGACGGCGCCGTATTCCTTTTGCCGCTTAATGAGCAATTCCACTTCCCCGCGGCCCTTAAGCAAAAGTTGCATTGTTCCTTGGTCAATCCCCATCATGCGGCCCATGTTGTTGGCCGTGGTGCGGTCCATGCGGCTAAAGCGGTCGGCCAGTTCCAACAGCAGGTCGTTGACCGGCCGGGCTTTGCCTTGGGCGTCCGCCAGGGACACGCCAAGCGCGGAGAAATAGGGGATAAGCGAGGATTGCCCGGTAAGCTGCAATTCCGTTTGGGACTTGCTCAACATATCCATGGTGCCTTGCAAGCCTTCGGCGCTGCCGCCGGCAAGTTCGGCCGCATTGGACCATGCGGAGATATCGGAAACACTCCGATTTAGATTTTGTGAAAAGCGGTCAAGGGCGGCGTTCGACTCAATCATGTCGGACACGAACCGCTTAATTGCCACGGTGCCGCCGATGATTGCCAGGAACTTGGTCGCGCTCTTGGCGACCTCGTTGAACCCCTCGGCGCCGTCCTTGCCGGTTTTCTTGAGCTTGGCGCCGGCTTTCTCTGCTTCATTGCCGGTGTCTTTCAGGCCCTTGTCGACCTTATTTTTGCCCGCGGCAAACTCGGACGAATCAAGCCCGAGTTTTACTAGCAAGCTGTCAATAATGGTCGCCATGTGGTCAATCCTGCTTGTTCGCCAATGCGTTATTGTAATCGTCTACGGTAATGACCTCTAGCATATCGTAGACGTCCTTTGTGCCATAAACTGTATCCAGTTCATGGAGCGTCGCCATTCTCCTTGCCAACAGCGTTCCAATGACGGGCGGAACGTTCAAGTATTCCGCGAACCCCGTTTGTTGGCCGCCGCCTTGGAGCCGCCGGAGATTGAGGGGGCGACGGCCTTCAAAAAACCCGTATGCAGCTTCCACACTTCGCCGCGGAGCTTGAGGCGGGTCGCGACTTCTTCAATGTCTTGTTCAATCAGGGCGCGGACGACGTGTGGCTTGCTGGGGTCCGGCATGATTTGCACGCATTCCCACATTTCGGCAAGCAGCGGCTCCGCGACTTCCCACTTGAGCCCGGTAAGCGCCCTTATGCCGACTTCGGCCATGCCAGCCATGCCCATGCGCTCAAAGCCGTCGGGGACTTCCACGCCGCCAGCCATGAGGGCCAGAAGCGCCCGCATTGCCCAGGATTCCGCCCGGCTGGCGGGCATTTCGGTAAGAACGAAAACCTTGCCTTGGTCCCGACCTTCGTCGGTAACGGTGTAATTTGATACAGTGCGTGCCATGCTGATTCCTCTCCGAATCGTTGACCTCTCCTTGGTATTAGGTGCCCCGGGCGTGCGCTGGGAGAGGGCAACGCGGCCTTGTGGGCCTGCCCGGGGCTAACTGGTTACAGCAAACTTCTATTAATTTGCTCCCACGTTATGACGTATTCGACGGGCTGCAAGACCTTTTGCGCGTCCGGGATTTGCTTTGCATTCGTCAGAATACCCCGGGTAAGCGTGAAAGACTCGCCGGTCGACGGCAGGGCGATGGAGCCCGAAATATAGAACACTTCTCGCGCCGTCTTCATGGCTTGAATAAGGGCGGTAAAAATGTCCTTGCTCGGGCTGTCCGCTTGCAGCGTAAT